ATATTCCAAACCACTAAGTAGTGTAGCTTAAAACACATAACACATATACACATACAAAAATACATAACACATATACACATACAAAAATACATAACACTTTATTAAAATATAAAAATAACGTGTTATACTCTTCTATAACTTGAAATGAGTGATTTATTTTTTAAAAATACAATTGATTATAAATTTACAGATAAAACCATAGATATATTACAAATTCATAAACCCATTATTGATAAACTTAATTTTTTCATTGAATACAACAAAATACCACACATTGTATTTCATGGACCATATGGCACTGGTAAACGCACTATCTTAAATTATTTTATAGAAAAGGTATACCATAATAATATTAAATACATCAAAGATTATGTGATGTATGTAGATTGTGCTCATGGTAAAGGGATACGTTTTTTCAGAGACCAATTAAAGTTTTTTGCCAAAACAAATATACAAAATAAGTCAAATAATTTGTTTAAATCTATTATTTTGTTTAATGCAGACAAATTAACGATGGACGCTCAATCCGCATTAAGACGTTGTATTGAAAAATATAGTCACAATACACGATTTTTCATCATTGCTGAAAACAAAAACCTTTTATTAAATCCAATATTATCGCGTTTCTGTAGTGTTTACATACCAAATCCAAAAATAAACAATGAATATATTAATTTATACAAACTACAATTTGACCATTATAATAGAAAGGATTTTATGAAAAAGGAAACACGTCTCAAAAAATATCTTAAAGACGCAAAAAACTATCAAACATTAAACAGTTGTATTAAGTTGTCAACCACATTATACAACAAGGGATATAGTTGTTTAGACTTAATAAATTATGTTGCCGTTCATGAAAATAATAATTTAGCGTTAATGTATTTTGATAAAATAAGAAAGCAAATAAGAAACGAAGAAATACTAATATTTTATGTATTGTATTTTACATTTATGCGGAAAAATATTGATTTAGAAAATATATTATAATTTTAAAATGGATGACTACAACGTCAATGTTTTATCTGAAGCCAAAAACGAGTATTCGTGTAGATTATTAAGTATATTAAGCCCCGTTGTAATTGATGGAGTGAAGTCAATATTTAATGATGCAGAACGATTGTGTATTGAAAACGATGAAAACGACAAATACCTTATGACGTTTCAAAATTTCTTGTCAAGAGTTCCAAAATGGAATGACAGTATTATTCAAGATGAATGTAGGCGTATTATAAGTGTTACTGGTTGTAACTATTTAGAAGACCTTCTTACGTGTGTTCATATTGCGCAACTTAAAATTCTAACCAGTGTTCGTGTGTCACAAAAACAAAAAAAGATAGATTTGGACATTCCAAAATTAGAAACATTTATACATCAAGTGTATAGTGCTTTCGCTAGAAAGTTGTATAAAAACGTTTATTTGTTTGAAAAAATCATTACCCCGCTACAATATCAGAAAAATATGCGTGAATGTGAAATATTGTGTAAAGAAAGTATTCTTGAAGTAATTAGAAGTAGTATTCCAGTTGAGAAAATCCTACGCTCTTACATTGATGAAACGGTAGATGAAGAAGTGGTTCATGAAATAACCGAAAAGGAAATAGAAAAAGAGGTAGACATTCCAAAGGTTGACGAGTCATCATCAAACGAAGGTGCAGGAGCAGAAGCAGAAGAATTCAGTAAAACTCCTATTTTAAAACTAGAAAAGAATGAAGAATTAAAAGTAGATACTGAAATAGAACAACAAGAAAGAAAGGTAGAAACATCCATGTCAACATCAACACCACCTTCCACTGAAAGCACAAACGCAAACACAAAATCAGTTGGTATTTCATTTAATGATTTTGATAACGTATTGGATATGGGAACAAACAAAGAAAAAAGTGTAGAAGCACCTAAAACAATTGAACGATTGGAGCAAATAAGTGAAATAAACAATCAGCGTAGAAAAGAAGAAGAAGATGATGATGACGAAGACAATTTAGAAATATTTGATGACAATAACATAAACTTGGACGTCAGTGATATTCATGATTTGTCAAAGGAACTAAAGATTGATACTCCTCCATTATTGGACGATATTGAAGTATTAAATTAATTAAACCTATACATTTAAACATATACTTTTGCGTAAAATAATAGATAAAAACATCATTAAAAATATAAATGGGACAGTCTATATTTATTACTGCCGGTATGATTTCATTGGTATACCTTATCATTAAGTATTTAGAGATGAAATTTATTGTAAAAGAACCAAAACCAATGAAAATAATGATTCGCGACACAATTATCGTTTATTTGTCAGTTGTATCTGGTAATTTCGTATTGGAACAGTTTGGAGGTGTAAATGAAATTGTATCAAATCCACCAGAGATATTCACCAATGAACCTGAATTTTAACTAGATTATTAACTAGATTATTAACTAGATTATTAACTAGATTATCTATTACACTAACAATTAATATTATTTATAAACATAATATTAATTAACATACATACATCTACTGTTGTTCTATTGTTTTTTGCATTAAACATATATTGGTATTTCATCTATATTATTTACTTTTGCTTTTTTGGCTACCTTTTTCCTTGTTATTTTAAAACAATCAAATAATTGATTTTTCAACTCATCTTGTGGTTTACAATGATGAACCGTTCTTGCTATCATTTTATATAGTTTAAAATCAGAATAACGTTCATCACCATTTTTTTTATACAATATATTGCGACCTTTATCATCGCGTGTCCACTTAATAATCAACTTTACAATTTCATTTTCTTCTTCCCCTTCTCTTCTAAAATCTTCAATAAAATAATCATACAATGAACAACCCAATCTGCACAAATCAAAACTTTTGTTTGGTAGTATTTCTGGTTTGTTATAATTACGATATGGTTCAAAATTGTATTGATTTGCGGCATCTTCTTTAAAATTATAACTGTCACTACACAACAATTTACCTTTGTACCTATAAATAGCACGTCCAAAATCAATTATCTTAAAAATCTTACCAAAGGTTGGAATTTTGTAATATTGGTTGTTGTATTTCACATAAATATACTTTTTTAAAGTTGTATTATACATGATGTTGTTTGTGTGTAAATCATTATGGGTAAAATCAAAACATTTCTGGTATGTAATTAAAATAAACAATACTTGCATCAAACACGATTTCCATTCTAGTGTTGTCATATCATTGTTTTCAATATAATCGTCTAATGTTTCATGCATTTCCTCCATACAAATCATTTGAACTGGAAAATCATAAATTATGCAATTTACATTTTCATTTATAGAACTTGAATATTCTGATATTTCACTATTTGAACAACTAACAACACCTCCACTAGTAATGTCTTCTTCGTGACCTTCTTCTACTTCACAACTCTCTTCACTATTAGATATTTGTTCATTGCTATTGTTTAATTCGTCTTCGGTTTCATCTTCGTCTTCATTATCGCTTTCACTACATGAATCTTCACTATCGCTATGAACACTTGAAATGGTTTCTGTATTACTGGAAACATCACTACCACTTCTAGTTTTATGTTTTATCTTTTCATACACGATATTATCCGATAAATTTAAATCTACTTCCAAATTAATACTATTTTCATGAATAGCGTTTAATTTTTCCACGTTTTCAGTAGTTAATTCAAATACATTATCAAATGATTCATTATCAAATTCATCTAATATTAGTTTGCTAGTGTCATCGTTATCATCTATATCCTCCATTACTATTTTCTCTCTATACTTTCGCGTATCATCGTCCAACAATGACACATCGAAATCTTCAAGTGTAAATATCTCTCCCTTATGTTTGTGAAAATATTCTGATTGATGTAAATAATCCAAATCATCATACACATTTATATTGAAGTGGTTTTGAACTCCAATAAAGGTTCCATAGTAGTCATTTCCAAAAACAAAATTATGATTATTCAATAACTTGCTACTTAAATAAGAGAAAAATCCGTCTACATAAGATGTATTGTTTGTATCGTGTAGTTTTTTTAAATGTAAGTCTTTTTTTGATATAGTAGGTTTAAATGTCGGGATAATGTTGCTACTGACATCAAGAGTTTTATATCTACCAGTAAGATATTTTAAAGGGTTTAACAATGGAGAAAATTTAAAAAATGACCCTTTTTCACTTGTTTCTCCTTTTTCATTGACTACATTTATCAAAAAATGATTGTTGTTATGACTATCTTCTATGGATTGAATGGAGTATGTGCTATTTAAATTAATTAAACTATGGTTGCTTTGATTTAATTCAAAAAATTCAGAATATATCGGGACATAGTTTTGAACATTGGAAAAGCCCGTATTTTCTAACTGACTAAACAATCGGCTATTGTTGTTTTTTCTGTAGTAAAGAGAGAACATTACGATTTAATGATAATATATATTTTACATTTAAACCAATACTTTAGTAATAGATATAATATAAACCAATATAATCTAATATAAACCAATATAATCTAATATAAACCAATAAATAGGTATTACTTACATAAACACTAAACATTCGTTACAAAATTTTATTTTTAATACTTTATGTGTATATATGAATTTAGAACTAAAGAAGTTTAACATGAAAAACATAAAATTTAATTTGGACGATTCCAATGGTCCAGTAATTGTTATGATTGGACGTCGTGATACAGGTAAAAGTTTCTTAGTTCGCGATATGTTGTTTCATCATCAAGATATCCCAATTGGAACAGTTATATCAGGAACAGAAGCTGGTAATGGGTTTTATGGTAAATTGGTTCCTAAACTTTTCATTCATGATGAATACAATACGGCAATTATTGAAAACATTTTAAAGCGACAAAAGATTGTAATTAAGCAAATCAAAAAAGAGAAAAATGCTTATGGTAAATCTAGTATAGACCCAAGAGCGTTTGTAATTCTAGATGATTGTTTGTACGATAATACATGGTCACGTGATAAGTTGATGCGATTGCTTTTTATGAATGGACGTCATTGGAAGATTATGCTCGTTATTACTATGCAGTATCCATTGGGGGTTCCTCCTAATTTACGAACCAATATTGACTACACATTTATATTAAGAGAACCTTATCTTACTAATCGTAAACGTATTTATGAAAACTTTGCTGGTATGTTTACTACGTTTGAAAGTTTTTGTCAAGTCATGGACCAATGTACTGAAAACTATGAATGTTTGGTTATATCAAATAATGCCAAATCAAACCGTTTAGAAGACCAGATATTTTGGTATAAGGCAAGTGCTCATGGCGAGTTTCGTTTAGGAGCAAAAGAGTTTTGGGAAATGTCAAAGGGATTGGGTTCAGATGACGAAGAAGATGCGTATGACCCTAATGCCGCCAGAAAAAACAAAGGACCCCGCATCAATGTTAAAAAGAATCGCTGGTAATTCATTCATAAAATTATAGAAAATATAAAATTTTCTATAATTTTATATTTTCTATAATTTTATATTTTCTATAATTTTATATTTTCTATAATTTTATTATTGTTTTAAATAATAACCCTTTATATGAGTTTT